CAAGCGCTCCACCAGCGCGGCCTCAAAAATGATGTACAGCCTTTCCGCATCGCCGGCGCGCAAAGCCCCGCCGGTTTCCAGTCCAAGCACGAAGCCATCCGCCCGTGCTCCCGCCTTCACAGCAATGATCATCGAAGCGGCCCGGACAATCTGTGCCAGCAGCCGATCCGCCTCTCTTTGCATCTTCTCGCTCAGCACCACGCCTTCCACATCAGCCACCTATTACCTTCACTACGACATCCAATAAATGACAGAAAGAACGACTGAAACCCAGATAATCGTCATCACAATTGAGTAGCCAGCCAGTTGCATGTCCATGTGCCCGCATCATCCAGATCGAATATAAATGATGGTTTACCAGTGCTCACCTCGCAACGATAGCGCCGAGCCATCACTCAGTGTGCGGATGTAGGCTTGGCAAGCCTGCAGCGCGATCAGCCCCCGGTCGCCTTCGTCGGTGATGTCGATAATTCGTTGAGCATGCGCTGGGTCAAGTCGGGCTCGTACGGCTGCATGATCCACGCCGCCGGCGCCGGCGGTAGCTGGCATCCCACAGCCTTTGGCAGCGTCGGTTGCGTCGAGGAGGACTGACAGCCGCAAATCAGAAGTGGCAAGGCGATCGCGCAGGCGATCCTGATTCTTTTGAGCATCGGTCATTTTCTCGAAGTGGGTTTGTTCGCTGGCCGCCAGCCGTTGCTCGAGCGCCAGACGTTTGTCCTGCTCGGCCTGCTGCGCGATAGCCGCGGCCTGGGTCAGTTTATTGAGGGTTTCGGCGTGCTGCTGGGCCTGTTCGGCCAACTGCTTGCCGAAGCGCCAGTCCTGAAACTGCCAGGCGCTGCCGGCGCCGATCAGCACCAGCGCCAGCGCGCCCACCGCTTTCCACGGCACGACCATTACGGCACATCCTTGAAGAAGACGTGTCCGCCCAACTTGAGCGCCTGCTTTGCCTTCGCCGCCCAGGCCGGCGCCTTGATGGTGGTGGCGTAATAGTGCGTGGCGCCGCCGGTGGGATCCGGCACCTTCCCGTCGATCACCTGATCAGCAGCGATCCGACATTGCGCCAGCTCGCGGAACGGAATCTGCTTCACGCCGATCAGGAACTGATAGTTCGGGTCGGTCTTGTTCCAGCAGCTGAACTGGTATGGCTTCTGGCAGACGCCAGCATAACCCTCGCCCCACCACGAATTCGTCTTCCCATCGAACACGCGGTTTTTGATCGCCCAGGCCACGGCGATCTGTCCGGCGGTTCCTTCGCCGCGGGCTTCGCCCCACAGCGTGCGGGCGAGTATGTCGCGGTCTTTTTCGGTTGCAGTCATCACTTTTCTCCAGGCAAAAAAAAGCCCGCGTCATGGCGGGCTTTGGACTTACTCTAAATTTTGTTGCTACGAGGTAGACCTAATTTCTAAACAATAGGGCAACGTACGGCAGTCAGGACTTACTGCCCTCATAGGTAAATAAAGGTATTAATAAGATGGGCAGCCCCAAAAACTGATTACGATAATTCGCAAATTAGCTCTTCAAGGTGCTTGAGAGTAGCGAAGTCTAATGCGCCGAAGGCCCAACAAGCGGTCAGAAAACCAACTGTTTTATTCTGCCACTCCTGCTCTGAGCGCGCGGCGCTCTCGCGAAGCCATTCAACCGTTCGCAACACATTCACCGGTGATCGCTTCAACGAACATTCGATCGCAGTAAATAACTCCACTAATCCGGTGCGTTCAGATGCGGCTGGAACAGCGAAAAGCTGACAGGTTGCTAAGTTCTGATTTTTTGATGCAGAACGATTCCTTTCCATTCGAACTTCCAGATTTTCGTGGCGTACTTCATTTTGTCATATTACACACACTGGATCAGAAATGCAGCATCCGATGATGGCGCTTTCAAATGATTGCTAGAAACGGAGCATCAGAAGGACCTACTATCTGGTGGCACTGGCCAGTCGATATTGGCGGGATAAGTCGATTGCGTTTCTACCTTGCTCAGTGCGACTCGGTATTTCTTCCAGAGCTTTAACAGGTTCAAGCCAGCTTCGGTTGCCTCATCAATGTCCACCGCGTCCTGTAAAGGTTCGATTTCATGGTCTGCCTCTTTTCGACGGCGGTCTAACTCGGCGACTGCGTCGGCATGCTGCTGGGCTTTTTTCTCCGATGCCTTCATTTCAGCGGTAATCAGCTGGCTCCAATCAATGTTGCTCATACCTCTGGCTCCTGCATCTGCACGATTTGAATAGGCAATGGTTGCGGGAGCGCAACTCGTCCCTCCGGCACGTTGATCAGCGGTGCCGGGAATGCCTGCTCCTGACTGAAGTTCGGCGGAATTGGTAGCAGCAGGGTGATCGACAGGACACCGCCCTCTTTATCTACCTGCCCAGCAAACCAGATAGAGCTGATCGCGCTTGCTGGCAGCGTGTCGCCGTCTGCCATTGCCGAAAAGTCAAAGGTCTCTCCGTTGAGGATCAGTGAACTGCCTGCCCTTGCCACTTCAAGCGAGCTGTCCAGTCGTTGTGGGGAAAGAAAAATATTCATCAAAACCACCTGCCGAATGCAACGAAGTTTGCAGAGCGAACGGACGAGCCAGAAGCGGCATTCTGCCCAAGCCGAATGTTCTCAATGCCACCGTTACCTGAAGCAGAGACAAACCCAAAAAGCGCCGTGTCATCGCGCGGAGTGACGATAACGTTCGGCCTCGAAACGAAGCCTGATGGAAAAGTCCACGAGATCCAGCCGGAGACAAAGGCGCCATAAAGCGGGGAATCAAGAGCCAGGGTCCCGCTGTACCCAAACCGGCATATCTGCGTGCCATTGGCGAACTTCACGTATTCACCGTTGGCATTGCTGCCGATTTCAATGATCGCCCCGGTGGGCACGCCGCCAGATTGCGAGACCGAGCCAACGATATTGGCGCGCTTGTAGTTGACTGTATCGGCGGCGTAAAGCTCGTCGAAGTTGCTCTGGGTTTTGAGGAACGCGCTTCGCGGCGTATCACCGCCCACGCCGGTAGGAGCAGTGCCGAGATTGATCGTCTGCTTTGACATTAGGACATCCTGATTTTGAGTGAGTAACTGCGTGCGCTCACGCGCTCATTTTGGCAAACACAGTCGGAAGGAAGAATGCGTAGGGGTTGTTGGCGGCAACAGTCACGGCGTAGAGGGTGCCTCCGACGAAATCCCACGTGCAATAAAGCTGCCTTGGGATCGTCCCGCCAGAAACCATGGTCATTCCGAAGTTATTGATGAGCATGAATTCGTTTTGGGGAAAGCTGAACGGCACAGAATAATAATTTCGGTACAGGCCCTGATCATCCTGATCCGACTTGACGTAAGTCCAGTTTTGGAAAGCTCGCGTAAATGTTGCGTTAGGCGTTCCGGAGTCGAACAGCATTTTTCCGGCGCCGTCCCAAAGCCGCATGCCGTATTGGGCGACAGCTTGTGCGGCAAACGCGGCAACGAAATAGCGGCCGTTCGGCTGAGCGGTGGCATTGCTGTAAGTCCGAACATAGAACCCAGTCCAGTTTCCGGCTGATCCTATCAACCGTACATTGCTCAGACCTGCAATCAGAGTGCTGTTGTCCGGGCGGACAAAAACCAGCGGCGGCTCTTGGGATGTCACCGGCCTTGTGAAATAGGTTGTTGAGCCCATGCCGCCTTCTTCAGTCGGCGCATATCTCCCGCTGGCAATGACCATCAGCCTGGCAAACTCCGAATCGATGGTCACCACGTTGCTGTTGTTTGTGAATTGAAGGCCGTATCCCGCCATCAGTTGAACCTCATTACGATCAGTCTCATCGTCCCTGAAGCGATCGTGCTGGCGTACCCTCGCGTGTGGTTGTAGACCCTCGCCACGTTATCGACTAGTTCAGTCTCGAACTGCTGTTGCTGGTTGGTATACGTGCCGATGGGAACCACGATCGCGCAACCGTTCGCCGGCCCTACGCCGGGTACCGAAAAGTCTTGGTTGGTCTTCGCCGCGTTGCTGAAAGTCACCAGCGTCGACAACACCACACGAATGGTGAAAGAGTTCTCGTCGACCTGGAGCGCGCCATCGGCGCCCCAGATCCGCATTCCATGTGCCATTGATTACCCCAGATAGCCAAGTCGAACGCGCAGCACATTGTTGGCGTCGTAGACGGAGACGTTCAGCGAGTTGATCACCAGCCGTCCCTGCCCTGGCACGATGCCGTTGATCTCCAGCGTTCCGTCTTTGTTGAGAATCCAGCCTTGCTGGCCGGCGATGTAGTTGGTGGAGCTGATGTAACTGCCGATTTTTGCGTTGGTGATGGTGCCGTCCAGGATGAAAGCCGAGTTGAGAAATACCTGCCCCCCCTGCACCGCGAACGGCACCGACGTAGCTCCGCCTGCAATCGAGTTGACGATGGCGAAGCGATCAGCGCTGACCAGGAATTGGCTCTGCAAACCGGCGCCGGTGTTTTCAATCCCAAGACCGATGCCGGCGGCGACGTATTGCCCGCCGGCGGTGACCTGCATCTTCACGGACCACATCGTTGAGGCCTTTCCGTCAAGCGTGGCCACAGCCTGGCTGACGGTCTGCACTGTGGCGCTGTTCTTGTTCACGTCCGCCTGTACGGTATCGATCCGCTTGGCAGTGGCCACACCGTCCTCAAGCCGCGCTGACTGCTCCGACCACACCCCCACATAAACCTGGTCAGAGCCGGCAAACCCTGCGGTGTCGCCAGCGAGCGCGGGATTCACCTGCACGTAGACGCCATCAAGCTTTGACGCCTGCGCGGTCAACTGGTCTCCCTGATGCTCGATATCCAGCGTGTTTTTCGAGACCTGTGCCGCCAGCGCGTTGGCCTCCTCCAATACCTGTCCGATGTCATCCCAATACGTTGGGTTAGGTGGCGGGGTGTTGACTGGTACCGCCTGCGCAGCCTGATACAGACGACGCCCAACCCGCACCGTTTCGCCTTTCAGATAAGTTGACGCAGGGTCGTACTCGAGCGCATCGGCGATATTGTCGATCTGCTCTTGAAGTCCCGGAATTTTATCGATCTCGTCGAGGATGTCCTGGCCGAGTTCCGTGCGGCCAATCTCTCCGGCGATCATTTCAAGAATGTCGCCAGCGTTCGCGCTCGACTGCCCCTGCACACCCATGCCGATCGGATACCACGGCCCGATGTTGCCTATTTTATCTACGATCCGGCCCCAGAAGTAGAACGTCACACCGGCGCGCAGGCCGAGCATGGAGAAGTCACTCTGCGGATAAGCCAGGTCTGTCAGCTTCGTGGCGGCATCGAGGCTGGTCGTCGGCCCATACCAGATTTCAGTCCGTTGGCTATCCTCGGCGCCAGCAGGGAATCCCCACTTCAGGTAGATGCCGAACAGCAGCGGCGTGGCCGTCAAGTACGACAGTGCTGGCGGCAACCCCTGCTTTCCGCTGAGGTTGGTCAGGATCGAGTTGCGCCACTGTGACGTGATGTCGAACGCACTTACCGCACGGACCCGGGCCACGTAGGCGCCGGCATAAATACCGACCACGTCCACGTTGGTCATCCCGGTGCGTTGCAGCTTGATCCAGTTGCCGCTGTCCTTGCGCCATTCCACGTCATAGCCGACGGCGCCGTCCACAGCAGGCCAACTGATGGTCATGGTGGCCACGGCCAAACCCTGCACCACCGACGATGTCGACGTTAGGGACACGCTTGCCGGCGCTGGAACAACGGTAATCGGGATCACGCTGATCGGCCGTTCTTCCAGGCGTGCACCGGTGTCGATGTGCGCGAACTTACTCGGTTCGAACTGCAACGCACTGATTTCAAAGTCACCTTCGGTCGTGCGCTTGGTGCGCAAAACGCGGTACAGCGGGATTGCCAGGTCGTCAGCGTCGAGCGCCCATTGCAGTTGCGCGACTGGTGGCTCGCTGTAAGCGACAGTCACCGTTACCGCGCGGCCGTTGACGCTCTGCACGGTGCGCCCTTCTGCGCGGCCGCCCGGCAGGTTGATGATCAACCGATCACCCGCCTTGGCTTGGGTATCGCGATCGAGCGTTACCACGCGGCCAGCCGCTGACGAGATCCGCCCGCCGACTTCCCGCCCGGCCAGCAACGAATCCGCCACCGGGATGATGTGGCCCGGCAGCGGAATCACGCCCTCCATGCCGGTCTTGAACGACACGGTGCGGTCTTGGTTGTTGCTCAAGATCGCCCACTTGCCGCGGCGCTGGGCCTCGGAGGCGCGCGTACAGCCGATAGCGCTCAGCTCCGTCGGCCGGTCGCCATAGCGGCGCTGCAGATCCAGATCCGCAAACGGAATGACGTCGGTGTCGTAGTTGTTCGCCGGGTTGTCGTAGCTGACCAGTGCCCGGGTGTACCGCGTCTTCGCAGAGGCGCTGCCGTACGAAAACTTGCCGTCGATGACGTTGGCCCGGGTGAAGACGTAGTCGAAGTCCTGCGCGCGCGGCATGTCGGCCTGCATCACCAGCTGGCCCTGAGCCCAGTACGTCATGCCCCGGTAAATCGCCGAGATATCGCGCAGCAGCGACCAGGCGTCAGCCTTGCCCTGCAGGTTCATGTCACAGAGGAAGCGTGGTTCCTGTCCGCCCAGACCGTTCGGCACCAGTTGGTCGCAGTATTGGGCGATGCGGTACAGCTCCCACTTGTCGACCATGAACGGCTTGATGCGCTTGCCCAGGCCGAAACGGTCTTCGGTGCAGATGCCGTAGGTGATCCACGCCGGGTTATTGGTCCAGGCCGATTTCATC